CCCTCCGCACCCGTGATGATGACGTTGCCGTAGGCCGACAAAATGCCGTTGATCGTGGTCTGGTTGCCCATCTGCGCCCACGGCGTCACGCCATAGACATAGCGGTACTGCATCGGAGCGAGCTGGTTGGACGCGCCAGGGTTATTGACAAGCCACTGGTAGAATGCTGCTGCTGCCTGAACTTCCGTGCTGGCTGCTGTCGGGCTGGGTACGAGGGCGAAAACCGCCTTGTTAGCCGTATAGGCGGCAAGGTTGCCTGCTGTGGTGGTGACGAAAAAGTACGTCTGACCCGATGCACTTTCGTAGTTCGCCGCTAGCGTGTTGATTTCCGTCGATTCGGTGGTGTCCCACGATTTCGGCAGCAGATAGGCATAGAACTGCTGCGGCGTGGTGTTGGCCGTGATCCACGTCTGAAACGCGGCAATGCCTGCCGCATTGGTCGTGACCGGACCCAGTTCCAGCACATAGAAACCGACCGACTGGCCTTGTGCCGAAAACGTGGTTGCCACGTCGGACACAAACGCCGATCCGGGCGGGGTGTACGTGCCGGGTGACGTTTCCGAACCGGGATTGGTGGTCAGCGTGAAGGTGAAGGTATCCGCACCCGTGACGGTCGCCGTGTAGGTACCGTTGTAGCCAGCAGGCAACGCACCGGCAATCGTGGTAAGGAATGTCTCTCCGGTGGTGTATTCCAGCGCAGCCACAGCGGTTGCCGTGACAGTGCCGGATGACCATGCCAGGGTCGCCAAGGCCAGAGGCGCGGCAAGAATCGGCGTCAGGTCAGCGGGGGTGCCGACGTACTGCCAATGACCGGCAGTCAGGGTTGTACCTCCGGTGGAAATCGCCGCACCACTCTGCTGTAGCTGAGATGGCACAGGCGCTCGCGTCACGGTCGTATTGACCGTAACGATGGTCGGTGTAAGGGTCTGCGCCATGGGGGCGGCTCCGTGGTAGAGGTGAAGGATTACGCGTAAGCGACCGAAACGACCTGGGCAGCACCGGGGCTAACGACAATGCCCACGAAACACGGGAAGGTCAGCGAATACACGCCCGCAACGGCAGGGATGTTGAACACCAGATTGGATGCGGCGGCAGCGCCAGTGGTCAGGCAGTCGTGAATGGAGCCAGCGGCACCAGCGGTATTGACGGTGACGGTAAAGACGGTGCCCGGTGCGGCCTTGACGACCGTGGCGGCAGTGATGTTCAGGGCGCTGGCATTACCACCCGCGCGCGGGGTCAGTGGATTCTGAGGCATGGTGAAAGCTCCTACGGGGTGATGGTGATGGATGCCGAGAGAATGAGGCGTCGGGCGATGGCATCGGCGGTGCCTTGGTAGTACGACGCTTGGAACGTGAGGGTTTTCTTCATCGCCAGTGCGGCGATTTCCACTTGGGTGCGTTTTTCATCACGCATCACCACGTCACTGCAAAAACCAAACAGTTCCGGTGAGCCGATGGAAACCTCCATCAGCGATCGCATGAACTGAAGGGCGAGTTGGTTGTTGAATCCGTAAATAATGAACTTCACGGTATCGCGCATGAGCTGCGAGATCGGAAGCTCGTAAAGCTGTGGCGATCCCGGCGTGTACGTCGGTGTACCGGGCCATTGGTCAATCGGAAACGATCCGAAAGCCACGGTGTTGCTTGGCTCGATATGCACCACGATGTAAGGCGGCATCACATTGTCCGGCACCAGAAACGATGGGTAGACCGGGGCGAACGTATTCTGCGCCAGCCATATCGGCAGGCTGTTGGAGACAATCGGCTCAACGGGTAAATCCGCTTCCGTCGCCACCAGTTGAGAGGCAAGAGCAGGATAGACTGCGTAGCCCGAGTAGTGCCACAAATCGGCCTGCTGGTAGAACGAGGCGTGATCGGAAAAGACGATCTGTAACGACGTGCCATCGATCGCCCATGTCCCCACCCACATCGTGCCGGGACTCACCGAATTGAGCGCGGTGACTTCCTCTTCAGCGGTGAAAATGAACTTGTTCGCCGCCACCGTCTGGTCGTCGTCTTGGTGACGATCCGTGATGCGGTGCAAGGAACCTTTGAACGATTGGGTTAACGGACTGGCGACCCAGAACACATAGCCATCTTCCGACAGCACCACTTTGGTGTATTGCGTAAAGGCGACGGTCTGGTTGTTCGATAGCGTCTCAAGGCCAGAATCGAGCGCCGCCTGTAGACCATTAGGTGCCGAGGCTGATTCGTTGATGAGGCCCATGTCAGTTTAATTTTCCAGTGAGCCAAGCCTTGAAACTTCCGACGTACAACCCGGTGTCAACGAAGGCAACGCGAGCGGGATTGTCTTTGGCGTTGGGTGTTTTTTTACGATGACTAACGCCTTTAATGGCCGCTTGAATAGGTTCATTAAGCCAATGTCCTTGAACCAGATCGCCGCTTGAAATGAAATCCTTGAATCTTTCTTCGATCTTGCTCATCGCACCATCAAAGTTGATCGTGCTAGGTCCACCCATGGCGATAGTTTCCAATGCACCCGCCATTTCATTAGCCAACGTATCGGCAATGAAATCCTTGTTCAAATCGTAGAAAGTTTCCATGATGTGATAATCGGCTTCAAGAAATGCCGCAACATCGGTTGTTGTCGTCCCTTGTCCTTCTGCATTGGTATAAGCAACTTCAATGTTGCCCAGTTCAAGTTTCATGAAAGTCCGGTCACACTCGGTCCCCACTGCTGACAATAAGCAATCCACGCGCGACCCCATGTCGTACCTAGGTTCTGCAACGTGGTCAGCGAGGCGTTCTTCAGCCATTCGGGGACAACAAGCGATTGACTCGTCCCCTGATCGGCACTGGACGACACCGGACCTGCCGTATAGCTCAAAATGTTGAGCGAGGCGCGAAGGTTGGTGAAAAACAACGTGCTGAAGGTTCCAGTCGTTGTCGCCGTGCCAGGGTTTGTTGCTACGGGGTAGGTAAAGCTAGTGGTCCCCGCATTGGTTGCGCTCACCGTTCCGTTATAACCAGCCGGTGAAGCGCCTTGAATAGAAATGGCGAAGATCGTGCCTAAAGCGTCCGCCAAGGGCAGGGCGGTTGTCGCCGTCACGATGCCACCGGACCATGCGAGCGCAGTTAGCGCGAGGAACGATTGATCCGGTGCCCAGCTAATGAGCCAGTTAACGCCAAAGTTGTACACCGCGATGACGTACTCAATGGGTGGATAACCACAAGGCGTACATATCGTGCGGTCAATGCCGTGCGTCAATGCCCACTGGTAATAATCCGAGTTCACTGGCAAGGCGTCGGGCGTGATGCCCTGTGCCTGACAGTACGTAATGAAATCGGCCAGGTTTGGCGTGTGGGGATTGACGAAAGACATCAGGCGGTTTTCAGGTTGACGCGGTTAGACCCATCCGGCGACACGCCGATTTTGGCCTTGACCTCTTTACCCGTGGGTCGCGAACCGGGCTTCACCTGTTCGGTGACTTCCAGTTCCGTCTCACGCACCATCCGATGGCCGGACTTGTCGCGCTGCGCCGCATCCACGGCCAGAGCCGAGGTTGAGAAAGCCGCACCGGCACGCTGTTCTGCCGCATCCACGACCGCCGCGTGGCCGACGTGGATTTCATCGACGCCAATAGGCTTGTCGAACCGATAGAACAGGCCGGGGAACTTTTCCAACTTCCCATGCACTGCCGATGCTGGGCGACCACCAAAACGTTCGATTTGCTGAACGATCGCCTTGTGCGATTCCGGCCCGAGATTGGAACTCACTTCCACCTGAGAGCCTGGTGGAACCTGAACGCAATACGGACGCGGCATGTCAGGCACGCGAAACGAATGGTGCCAGCGTTGGTTGGTGGTGTTGCAGATGTAGAGCTTGGTCATAACGATCCCCTTAAAGGATCAGCCGAAAGGCCGATGTGGTGGGTTAGTAAGGCATGCTGATCAGGAACAACAGCTCCGGTCGAAGGTTCCATCCCGAGGTGATACGGATTTCGTACCGCTCGTTGATGCCGCCATCGGGAATCGGCGTGCTGATCTTGCGCGGGGCCGGCATATCCGTGTACATCGTGTTGACATCATCGATGCTCGGCATGAGGTCGGCGAAGTCATTGGTGTTGATGTCGTAGTTATGCAGCTTGCGGATTTCGGGAATGGTGATGATGACCATGTCCGAACCGCCCGCACCCTTACCTTCAAGGGTATCGTCGTAGTAGAACTCGCACGTATCGCCGTTCCTTTCCAAGATGCCCTGAAGCACGCCAGCGGTGGATTCCGTACCGGCACCGACACGCTGATAGCTGGTCACCTGAACGATGTCCTGCATCTGCCACGGACGAATGACGCGCTGCGGGCCGACGATGACGACCTTGACGCCCTGCTGGAAGCCGTTCGTCTCGATCTGCTGCACTTGACCGGCCAGGAAAAAGGCCATTTCGCCAGTGTCGTAGGTCTGCGTGGTGTCGTTACCGTAGCTGTCCGGCGGCAGCGTGACGTTCGTGGCATTGGCCGAATTCAGCAGGCCCTCACCGTTCGCCGCGTTGATGCCGTAAAGCTCTGCCGTACGCATGTACTGGAAGATGCCCTGACGGCAACCTAGTTCCTGCGCCTTGGGCAGTGACACATTCCACTGCGCCGCGTCAGCGGTCTGGTGGTGATCGTAAATGGCGCGCGTGGCAACCAGATACGTCGGCGTGCTGTACAGCGTGGCGTTGAACGTCGCACTCGGCAGCAGGTTGAACGCGGCCTGTCCTGCCGTGGCATCCGTGCGGATGTCCAAAGCGGAGACGTAAACGAACTTATCGTTCTGGCCCAGCGTGTTTTTGGGATTGCCACCGGGAAGCAACTGGAATGCGCCGGACGGCTGCGCCCAGGTCAGAACAAGACCCGGTTCCGAATAGCTCGGGGTGACTTTGGCTACAGCGGGGAAATAACCACTCATGGCATAGGCTCCTTAAATCTGGATGACGGCAACAGCGCCATTAGCCCACGCCACAACACCCGTACCGGAGTTGTAGGTGACCACTTTGCTATTGGTTTGGACGGAAAGAACCTTCACGGTCAGCGGAAGCTCGAAAGCGCCAGCGGTGCCGGAAGCGGTGAGCTGCTGAAGCGCCGGATCCCAATACAAGGGAGCGTTGATCGCGCCGCCTTCCAATGAGGCCACCAGCGAACCCAGTACGCTGACCTTGATGCGTGCCTGCGAGCCGAACCGGAAGAAGTTGACGGTCATCGACGCCTGAAGCTGCGGCACATTGCTTGCGCCCGCCGTCAGAATCGCCGCGCTGTTCTTGGTGAACACCGTGATGCCGGTGACGTTGCCCTGCGAGGAAGCCAGAGTGATCTGGTTGCCCAGCAAGCCTTCGCCGATGGCCGACACGGTTTCGGTAATCGCCATGCCGCCCCAGATGGGCTGCGTGACGCTGGTTGCGATCTGACCGCCAGCAAGCCACTGATAGCTGCTGGAATCGTCTACGAAATCACCCTGATAGTACCCGTGCGTGGTGGTCGCAAAGGTGCCATACGGCTGGGTGGTCGTCATGGGGTTGAGAGTGATGCCAGCCATTAGTTAGTCCTCTTGCCAACGTCTTTGTTGATCTTGCCGGAGAAGCCCGGAGCCTTGAACGGTGCCCAGCACACTTCAGGATCGCCCGTGTATTCCGTCACGCGATGGCCGGTCGAGGTATCCACGGACGCGTGGAGACGACCCTTCGGCAGCGCAATGGCGGATTTGGCGACGGTCTGTGCATCGGCGTAAATCTGGTTTTCGATGATGGCGAACGAATGCACATCCAGCGAATCCAGACGGACATCCTTGGCGGTCGGGCTGTGTTTCTGGAACTTGGCGGCCAGACGCTTGCGATACGCAATCGGGCTTTCGTCATACAGCGCGGTGGTTACGCTTTGACTATCGCCGAACATCTGAGCCAGCGAGTCGGCACGAACCTGCACGCGCGCGATTTCGTCTTTCTCTTCGTTGGTGCGAGGGCGGGTGAGGGTAGCCAAGCGGTTGCTTACGGATTCCAAATCCGAACGCAGTTTGGCGTTGTCGGAGCGGAGTGCCGAATCCATCTTTTCCTGCGCATCCCTACGTTCTTTTTCTTCCTTGTCGGCTTTTTCCTTCTCTTCGGAATCCTTGCGAGCCTTGTCGGCTTTTTCCTCTTCCTTCTTGCGCTCCTCCTCCGACAAAGAATCCATGCGCTCTTTTTCAGCCGCATCGGCGCGCTCTTTCTCTTCAGCGTCCTTTCGTTCCTTTTCCTCAGCGTCCTTTCGGGCCTTGTCGGCCATCTCAAGGTCACTATCCTTGCGGACATCCATCGCGTCCATACGCTCACACACAGCGTCCATCCGCTTCATCATCGCATCGGCCCAGGCCGGGGCAGTATCTTCAGTTGCCATCGTTAAATCCTCTTGAATGTTGACACCGTTAGGCGTGCCGCCCTTGTCCCACACGCCAGCCGGGCAGATTGCCAGGTGGTCGAGATAGGACGGTTTACCTTCGATTAAAACCGTTTTCCCATCCTCTAACTGGATGGTTTCAGTTGAACCGGCGTCACGGAACACAACGGCCGGGCTTGTCGATATGTGCGAGGTCAGCATGAGCTGGGCCGCGTCCGTATCAAACACTTTGGCGATGCCGCGTACCTCATCGCCTTGAATGTAGGGCAGGATGATCGTGCCAATGGCGCGATCCCTGTATTCAACCTTGTTGAGAATGGAGTCCTTGGGATGTTCGAAGATCAGGGGCAGGCCGTTACAGCGCTCCACGTAATCGTCAGTCAGGAATTCCGATACAGGACGGTTTACATATTCATCCAGCGCGGAACGAAAGCTTGTTCCCGTACCGGTGATCCGAAGATCGAACATCCAGATGTTTTCGTATTTCTGCGGGCTGAGCAGCAGGTCGGCGCGAATCGCCTTGCCCACATCAAGCTCATGACCGGACGCCAGTTCAATCGACAGCCTGACCTCAGGATGCGTATTGACGGGCAGGTCAAGCGGGTGAAACCACTGTGCCGCCAATGACTCATCATCAATGACCGGCTCAAAGACCTGCACATCCTTGATGTAGCAACTGAAATGGATGCCGTCAGATACCGAGTTACGAAACGGCCACATCGCGCCATCGGGAACCTGTCCGAATTCCTCTTCGCACTCACGAAGCGCGCATTCCTCTGCCGTCTCGCCTTCGTCAATATGACCACCCGGCTGCACCCACTGGCCGTCGTCCTTGTTCTGGACAAGCAGGAACAGCGGGCCGCGCGCGCGTAGCAGGATGCCGGCGCAGGGGATTAGCTCGGCGTCGGCCTTGACGAACTCTTTTCCGACCGACTGAGGCACGCCGTCATAGCCGCCATTTGTATGGGCTGCGGCTTCCATCAGGTGATGTTGCGCGGGGCTGACAGAAGGCATTACGCGGCAATCCTTACGGCTTCAAGGGCCTTGCGGCCTTTTTCGGTGAGCAGGTCGGCGGGAATGTCGCGGAGGTTGTACGTCCAGACGTAATAACATCGGCAGAAAACTTCTTCGCCCGGTTGCGTCTGTTCGTCCGTGTAACCTTCACCTTTGTTCATCAGCCCTTTCTCTATGGCCCAATTGCCACGTACCGCATAGAACTTGCCATCCCTCGCCAGATGGTCATGCCGCGCGTTGTACGACTTGTCCACCGAACCGTGGTCACGCCATTTACCGGCCAGCGCACCGCCTTCTTTGGCAATCACGTCATTGATTGAACTGACTAGCTTGTGGCCTTGGTCAATGATGCAGCGCCGTTCCTCGTACTTCACTTGGCGCAGCGACTTGGCGACGTTGGCTTTGACTTCCGTCTTATCGACCACCAGCGAGCCGCCTTCAGGGATGGACGTGGCCCAGCCTGAAAACCGTTGCAGCGTCTTTTCCACCGCTTGCTCACGGTTCAACCGGATCAGGTCGGCGTTAGCCAGGATGCGCTTGGTCAGTTCAGCGCGTAACTGCGGCTTGATGCGTTCCACCGTAAAGCGCGGTATATCAGGATGGTGACGCTTGATAGCCGTGGGCGTCAGGGCGCGCTTGTAGACCATTTCCAACGCGTTCCTAGTGCGCTCACGAACCGCAGTCTGCGTCGGTAAATCGGCGATGGCCGCTTCACGCAACAGCTTGATCCATTTCGCCAGACGTTCCGTGCTGTCGTAGCCGTACAGGGTGACATTGGCTACGGCTTGCGTCAGAACGTCTTGGAATTTCATTCGTGTGATGACTCGACCACTGGGGATGGCTCTTTATCGGAAATCGGTGGTTCGTATTCTTCGATCAACTGAAGATCAAGATTCAATGGCGTGTCCTTGAGCATCGGCTGACCGTTGGCAATATCCGCTAGCCATCCAGCGGCAGATGCCGTATTGACCGGGTCAAGGCAAGGTTTCAGCACCTCAAACAAAGCGATAGCAGACTTCATGACGACATCTGACTTTTCAGCGAGCTTGCTATCCGGCTCGGTCAGAAGGTTAGGCCATTCCGCTTTGAAGGCATTGGTCCAGTCCACCATCGCCGTTTCGTAGGGCACGTCCGCATACTGCTCGGGATACTTGCGCTGGATCGAGGCGTAGAAGTCAGGATTCCAGGCGATGTGACGCACCAGCTTGTCAAAGAACCGGTAGATCGAATCCATTTCACGACGGAAGCCGTCAATGAACGTAGCGATTGCCTTAGCGTCTTCGGAACCTTCACCAAAGCCCGATGCTAGCGTTTCATCGTTGAGCATGGAGGCTGGCATAGGAGCCGATGCCGCGATGTTCTTCAGGATGTTGTTCCGGGCGAACTCCGATGCATCCTTGATGTTCTTCAGGTCTAGCGACTCAACGTTTTCATCGATATCGATAGACAGCACGTTGTTAGTACGACCGCCCTGCAGCATCCGACGCTTCATTCCACCAAAGGCCAGACTCAGTCGATCCAAAACAGCACCAGGTGACTTTACCTTCATGATAAGCAACCCGGCTTTCTGCGTGATGAAGTCGTCCGTGATCATGGACTGGATGTAGCTTTTCAGCGGGAACAGGGCGCGCTGGTACACCGAACGACCCACGAAGCCATACGCCGAGCTGGTCCATTCGATGTAAATGGGCTGCTCGTTCATGATGACCGTGGCGCGGCTGGGGTGATATGGCTTACCCGCTACCGCGATACCGCGAGGCTTCAGGAACGTCGGACTGTTGGGGTCTTGGTCCATCACCAAGGAACCTGCCGTATTCAGCGGGTCCAGGACGTTAAAGCCCAGTTGTAGCTCGTGAAGGCGATCGTAGGGCAGGGGTTCTTGCGGGTCCAAGTCCTTTGCAAGCACGACACATAACGCGAGGCCATAGACGCGGCTCAGTGTCACTGTGTTCTTAATGAGCTGATCGGCCCCTTCACCGCCCAGCTTGCCCCATGCCGTGTTGAACGACTCGATCAATTCATCTTCAGGACCGCCAGGGATTGTGATCGTCCGGCGTTGACTCTGGGCAATGTCGATGGGCTTTTCAGCCATCTTGGCCCCCAATGGATGATACGCGTACAGCGTTTTCGCCGTTTGATACGAAGGCGAGTAACCCGGCTGTATGTCGTCGCAATCCAACAATTCCATGAGTGACGTAGGCACGGCGGAGCCTATGCGGAGAAAGGCACCTCCTTGGCTATTTTCGTCATTCATCTAATCAATAACCCTGATTGTCGCCGAGCGCGATAGCGCACCCATACGTGAAGCAGTCCAAAAGGTCGCGGGCGCCGTCTTTCTGGCCCATGCGGAAGCTGCAAACCTGTGATGTCATGTGGTTGCGCGTCTGACCTTTGTAGTTGATGACTTTGTTCCACGCGTAATCGCTGACCTTCACAAGTCCCTGGTAAACATAGCCCGACACCGAAAGACACCGGCCTTCCTTGCCTGCCGCCGTCATGGCGTTAGGAATGGGATTAGCGTTCATGCCAGCACGCCGCGCTTGTTGAAGTAACACAATGCCGCTCGCTTTCTCTTCGATCCATGCACCGATATTTCCTTGGCGCGCTTTGGTTTCGATAGCTAGCTGTTCCAGTCGCATATTGACGCTGGGTAGCCATTCCATTAGCAGCGAACCTTCAATCTGCAACACATCCCAATCCAGAATAACCAAGGGCGTGCCGTAGAACTTGTTGCGCGCGTAATAGATCACCGCCGTACCGTCATGCTCGACGCCATCCTTGAGCGCCGTGTCAATGACTGCAAATACTTGGTCACAACGATCGGGATACGGAACCGGCTGGCCGTCCTCAAGCAAGGAATCCTCACTGAAGAACGCCGAACCTTTCCAGTCTACGAACTCCGCCAGGTATTCCTGCTGATACACCAGCGGCGGGTATTCGTCTTTCAGCCTTGCCACCACCTCAGGATCGAGATGCGGATTAGCCGATGTGGGGGCATGAACCTCGTGCCACCCTTCTAACGGGTTGGTGCAAGCTTCATAGAAATAGTTATCTTGGTCGATACCCTTGGGGGTGCCGGCCATAATGATGTTGCCGTTGTAATCCAGTAGCGTCGGGCGGATGGACTGGTCGATGATTTCCTTGAGGCCTTTCGCCTTGAGGCTCGCCTCATCCACGATCACCGTGTGGTACTTGCGGGATCGGCCGGCGTTCTCATCTTCCAGCGTCCAGAACTCAATCTGGCCGCCTGTTTTCAACTGGATCAGCTGGTCAATCTTGGACTTTGATTGAATGACCGGCTTGAGCGTGTGGATCAGGTTGCCATACGTCGGGGCATTGAGCTTGTACTTGGGGCCTAGCCAGCCGATGCGCTGTCCGTTATAGGCGCGCTTGGCGGCAAGTCGTTCCAACATCGAAGTTTTGCCAAACCTTCTACCGCACCGTATGACAACCTTTTGGTGTTGCTGGATGGCGTGGCATATCTCCACCTGTTTAGCGTGGAGCTTCTGTAGCTCAACCCTGTTACTCACAATCAGGGTCCGGGTCGTCAAGTCCCGGCCCATCACCTTGCGCTTGCTCTATGCGGTCGCGCCACTTGGCTGGCTGGCGGTTCTTGAGCCAAAAGATCATTGATGTCGTATCAGGCGGGTAATGCTCAATTGTCTTGGCACGGATGATCTGACCTTGAAACTGAAAGACCTTCTCTGACTTATGGCTATAACCCAATGCCCTGCGGAACAAAGACTGTTCCACCTGAGCATCCATTTCTTCCTTGGTACGTTTTAGGGCCTCCGAAAACTCAGGATGTTTAAGCTTCCATAAATTCAAAGTGGACTCTGAAACCTGAAAGAAATCAGCTATTTCCCTATCGCCAGCGCCAAGCTTAACCAGCTTGATGGCATTGACGACAAACTCATCCTTGTACTTGGATGGTCGGCCACCTTTGTTACCGGCCGACATACATTGTCAGATTATGCAAACTAGTGATGTTCCACAAGGAACGCCAGCGTAAGCAGCAGCAGTCCAAGGGAAACGAGGTTGATCCGGCTCGATACCGGGATAGTCGCCAGGGCGAATACCACCGCAGCGGCGATGACTAGGACGAACGCGATGGTGCCCATCAGACGTGCGCCTTCAGTTTGGCGAGTAGGGCTTTGATCTCTTCCTTGGCCTCACCCTCAAGTTTCTCTACCTTTGCCTCAAGCTCGGCAAGGATTCCCTTGGCTGGGCTGAGGGGCGCGGGGACGGTCGGGGTAATCGGGTCGGTCATGGTCTTGCCTCACACGTAGGTTTCGGGATCACGGCGTGTAAATGCTTCGTCGTGGCGTCGGCACTGCTCCATGTAGTTCTTGTGCTGCGTGCATTCCCAGTCTATCCAAAGCGCAATACAGGCCGCAATGGACAACATGCCAACGATGATGCATCCGAAAATCATGGCTTGGGCTGTAACGCCTGAATCTTTTCCAGCTTGTTGATGTCGATCTTCAGCGCCGTTTGCAGCGCCAGGACGTAGCTTGCCAGGGTGCCGTTATTCAGCGTTTCAGGGAAAGCGGGCATCTGGCACGGATTGGGCGTGGCGTTCGGGCAGAGCAATCCATCAGGTATCGCCACATAGGTTGGCTGGTATACCGTGACAGTCTGCGTCTTAACGGCCGGCGTTGGCGCGCAGCTCGCTACTGACAGACAAATCAACAGGCAGCACAGACCACGCCTTGGATTCGGGGTGTTGGGCATAAATGGCGTCCAGCGAGGATTGCGCTTTCTTGGCTTTTGCCTGCTGCTGGTTCGCATAGTCGATTTCCGCCTGTAGGTAGGTCTTGGACAGGGCGGCTTCGGACTGGGCGTCAGCAGCGAATTTGTGATTGGCGACGGTGAGCGTAGCGATCGTGCTGAGCTGGCTCTGCTGTACCGAGACATACGCGGCGTTCTGCGCCTTTTCCTTGGCAAGATCAGCCGTCAGGAATCGGATGTCGATATACATCCCGGTCATCACCAGCAGGCAAACCAGCAAAATCCAGCACCACAAGGGAACCTTGGCGAGTATGGCAAGCATTACGCATGCTCCGAGTTATCGATGGTCGCCTTGCTTTGCAATATCTCCTGGTGCAAATCAGGCTGAGCTACAACGCGACTGGCGGCTGACATGGCAGGGAGTGCTACCCCGATAAAGGCCAGTACCCATTTGCCCCATAGGGCGATGTGCGGCTGCCAGTCAGGCGGCAAAAGAACCCAAGCTCCCGCAGCAGCGGAATAACCGGCGGCAATGATGGCGAAACGCATCGACCAAAGCCGGTGGGCGTAATCGGCATACGGGATAAGGGCCAGCTTCAGTTTCATCGTTTGTCATCCGCGCGGTGGATGTACTCGCGCATGTCCTCGCGCATGTCCTGCGTACGCAATTCGTTACACCGTTGGTTCGCGCCTTCGATCTGGCTGCGGAGCGAGGAAATGATGGACATATTGTCTTGATTCGTTGAAGTCACTTGCTGGCGAGTGATGACAGCGCCACCACCCCCTGCAAACACCATGAACATCCAGACCATCCATTGAGGTACAGGACGCTTGAACGAGCTTTCGTAAGCCAGTTGCGGCGTAGAACCTTCCTCGCTCACTGCGCTCTCGTCCATTCCGTCGTCAGAATACCGGTGCGCATCATGCGGGCGAGATCCAGAACCCGGCGCTTCTCTTCTGGCTCCGTGCCAACCATCATGGGGTAGTTGGACATCAGAATTTCTTCTGACGCCCGTTCAAAGTCGTGAGCGCGTAAAGCGGCCCACATGGCGTTCATTGCCAGAACCGCCTCAGCCGTGATGAACATCGCCACATGGATCAGAGCGGCGAACCGTACCGAACCCAGGTAGGGCATGGAGGCTGTCCGTCCCCTGAGAGCTTGGACGATCTGGGCAAAGTCGGAGCGAGCCATGACCGTGGCTTCGCGCTTGCTGATTCCGTTCTTTGCCAGAATCTTGAACCAATCCGCCGTATAGCGCAGCGCCACCTCTTCGGGAAGCAAGCGAAACGGGGCATAGCGCATGACGTGTGTCTCGGCAATGCTCATGGCTTCTTCTTCAGCCCGTAGCACGCCTGAGATGTCGTCATCGTTAGCATCAGTCACTGCCCAATCCCGTTCGCGCATCCGTCATGCCGCCGATCCGGTGACGCCAGAAAGCGACGCGATTTGACCGCCAGCAGCCGTATAAGCGGCGACAAGGCTGGCCATCTGGTTCTCATGCTGCCCGTAGCCTGCGCCAGGCAAACTGGCCCACAAATGGGAAATCAGGCCAATAGCTGTCTCAAACTGTCCCGCCTGAATCGCGGGAATGGCATGTGCCTCCTGAATTTGGCGAATTGCCATCAGGTCTTGGCTCATTGGGCCAAAATCGGGCAAGTTCAGAACGGACTTGTAAGCGACCCAGTTACGGAACAACTCCTGATAGCGCCCAGCGGCTGTGGAGCTATAGCGCGCGTTATAGACGTTCGGATGTGTGGCGTAACTGTCGAATAAGTGTGGCTCGGCGGCCGTGCTGCCAACTAAGACGTTATACCCATCGTCACTAGCCGCCAGCAATGGGCCGCCGATCTCACTGGCCGCGATCGTGTCGAGAAGGGCGCAGACGTTCTGTCCGCCTGCGGCTTCAGCACTGATACGTGGCATAAAAGGTTTCCAGTCCAGTCAGCGTGTCGGCTGTTTGGGGGTTGATTGGGAAGAATCAGGGCAGGCGAAGCGCGCCGGCATCATCACGATGGGAGCTTTGGCGCAAAGCTGTGGTACTGGAAAAGGGTTAAGCGGCAGGCGCTTCAGATGGTGCAGGCGCGGCGCTCAGTGCGGTCGTTGCCGTGTTCAGCGCGTCCGTCAGGGCCACAATGGCGCTATTGGCGGCAACCACGGCAGGGTCATTGCCCGATGCAGCAGCTACAGCGGCCTCGTAAGCTTCAACGGCAACCTGAAGGGCGGCGACGTTCGCGGTCAAATCGGTTGATGCGGTCATCAGATGTAACTCCAATACGTTCAGGCGGTTGATAACGGGTGAGAGAAGCCAGCGGCGTAGCCAGTTCATGGGGTTCTCTGTGTGGTTATTTCGATGGCCGGTACTGATTTCCGGCTTGACATTCCGCACGAATAACCGACTTGCGGTTAACAGGTTTGTCCCGTGTGAGTCAGCATCTCACAATCATCGAAAATAGGGGCAAAATGCAGACTTTAGTGTCGGCTTTCGCATTGTACTAGGATGCCATGCTAAAACCCGTTGTCAAGAGGTGAAGAATGGCTATCTGACGCCATTTCACAACAAGATCATCTGTTCGTCATCTGTCTGAACGTTATCTGTCGTTTCGTCCCATGGAAGTTCGTCTAATGCATCCATTTCAGCCAGTTGCATCGAGGCAATGTCAGATTCCGTAATGATCCGAATTTCTACCATCTTACCAGCGTATTCGGCAGGTAACACGGTAAACGGGACAAACGCTTTTGCGTTCAGGGCCGATGCGACTTTGACAATTACGGATTCCATATCGCCTCCTAAAGCTCTTCGAAAAGATCGAGTTTCCCGCTGACTAACCTTCGTCTCGCCTACTTACTCTTGGATGCTATGCCCATTTTTTCCTTTCGATCCTTCCAACTACATTCAGAAGCAATGGCAAGCAAACACCTGCGCATGTCTTCCTCGTTCCTATTTCTGACGCGCAAGACGACAATGCCGCTTCGCCTGTAGTTGTATTCGTCCCGGTGGGCGTCATACTTTTGGTTATGCTCTGGGCCATCAATTTCGACGGCAACGCCAAGTTCAGCACACCAAAAGTCAAATAATCTGTATCCCCACTGCGCTTGCTCGGTCCATTTTTTTACGCTTTCCTTTAGACGACCAGCCGCCCAACGCTCATTCTTGTTGTTCTTTGTCTTAGCTTTGTTCTGAGCTTGCCTTTCGCGCATGTAAGCGTGTTGCTCGGCATCTGTAGGCCAGCGCAAAGGCTTCATGTATTTTCTTTCCATAGTCACCTCAGACCCAGCCCTTAAAAGCTGGGTTTGTTGTTTGTCAAACCTGCAATTTTCGCATCGACCTGCAAATTTACGACCTCTTTGCAACACCTTCAAAGCCTCCTTAACCGGGGGCTTTGTCGTTATATGGGATGACTATTGTCCGGCTTTAGCAGCGCGATCAGCCATATCAGCCACAGAATCGGCCATTTTGCGTAGCATGGCCGCACGCTCGCGCATATCCTCGCGCTGTTCGTCACTGCACGGACCACCTATTCCCTCATAAGGGTCGCTGTAATCCTTCAATTGTTCAAGAATGTCAAATGACAATGTATAGATATCACTATCTCCCGAAGGATCTTCAACCGTAGCCTTTCCTGGGCCGGCGACTGTCAAAACCATTTTTCCGTCTTCCACTTCAGTCCATGCGACTTGCTTATTGTCTTCCCAATATTCCTCTATTAAACCAGTTACTTTTTCATTTAACCAGTCAAACAGTACATCTGGCACTTCGCTGACTTCAAAATAGCGTTTTATCATCATCTATTCCTCATATGTATTGTCGTTATAAGGTTTGCAAATCATCAGGGTGAACCCATAGAACGTTGTCGTCTGCTCTCACCAAGACGTAACCTGATGGAACCGTGCAGCCAACCTCATACGTCGGGTGTTTAGTTTTTAATTTTTGTTTTATCCCGACAATTTGACCCATGAGGTGCGGCCAGTTCGTGATCTGGACGATGGCACGTTTGCCAGTCTTTAATTTCAGCTTGCTCATGGCATCTCATCCTCATCCTCGGGCGTCCAATCGTTATCGCAATAGGGACATGAAACTTCCATAGGTCCACCGCAGCAATCGGGATCACCGCAACCGCCTAGGTAATCCAACACCCAGCCGTAGCCCCAGCAGTTCGTACAATCGGGATCGCGTTTCGTGCCCATTACGCCTCTACCTCGCAATCCGTCTCTCGCGTCATCGATGCGGGTTCGGCGGGCGGGTTGATGGGTTGGAGTTGCCAGTCGCTAACTTGTTCTTTATCTCCATGAAGATAATCAGCGTTGAAATAAAACTTAAGAATTCTATCTCCGTATTTAACAAATTGTCCTGCAAAAAACGGTCCGCAAAGTCCTATCTCAATTATTCTTCCTTGGTTTTTAGGATTCATAGCCACAACCACACGCGCCAAATCCCCAACCTTAAACCGAAGACCGCTCATACCGTTTCCCTCGTAAATGCCCGTTCTGCCCGTTCCAGCGTCGCGTCCACTTGGCACCATAGCCAGGCCACGCCAATGTCTTTCAAGTCATCCCAGCAAACGGGTAAGCGTTTTGGAAGAGGCGATCGCGAGTAACCAAAGGCAACGATTTCGTACGCGTGCTGGGCCAGGATGTTTTGGTAGTTGATGGCCTTGCGACCCTTTGGCCCTGTCTCGGTTGCCAGTTTGCGCGCCAGCCATGCCACGATCTTTTCTCGGTGATACGGAACCGCTGTGGCGACCGTGTAAGCCATATCGGGGCCAACATCGCGTGGATCGGGGACGTAAACCGTTTCCCCCATGCGCTCCACCGGCATACGCCTGCGACCCATGCTCAACGCCAGCGTCAACGCGTTTTCATGGCCTATCACGCGCGCGCTGTAGGGCGATCCACCGCCGCCCCCTAGCTCCCTAAAGGTCGTTTGCCCGCTGAGGCGTGTGAGTCGTTCCAGAAAGACGGGACGCTCGCCGTGGTTGTTGGTGTCATAGACAACTTGCTGCGTTAATCCCATGACGTTCCCTGAGTGACATAAGCGCGGCTTTGATATGTTCCACGTCGCCCCAGCGCATCGGGCGGGATTTGGATTCGGGTTGCATGGATTGGGCTGGCTGGCGTGCTTGGTATTGCGCTGACTGTTCCGCTGGCGAAAGCACATCCGCCGAGTGGTAGGCGTGGCGAGGGTTCGGGGCTTTGTGGAGGCGGATCGTCATGCGGCCACCAGCAGCAGCGGAACGAAGAACGTGATCCAGAAACATCCATCGTCGCAGGGACCGACAATGCCTGCGTCATCGAGTGATGGATCCCAAGCAATGCGATTGCCGCAGCCGATTACGGTGTGATTCACGCCGGTGCGCGACATTCCGCCGAGCAGGTAGAACGTGCGTGGATTCAGCGCACCAACCGAAGCCAGCACATCGTCGAGTTCACTGCCGTAGGCGATATGAACCTGTGCAAAGCCCCGCTCTCGCAGCCATTCTTCCGTCTCGTCAGCCTGGGTGTGCTTGGTGATGCCACCCTCTGTGCCGAAGTCTGTGAGACCAAAATGCGGCACGTTCTTGGGATCCATATCGAAAAGGCACGCGATGGCAGTTCGGTGGCAGTCCCCGATTTGCCCTTCGGCCGGCTTGTGTCGAAATAGCTGCTTATGTTTGATCATCACCCCTCCCCCATCTCAAACCGATCACACAAATGCCACTCCCCCGCAAACCAGTAGCCGTTGCCGGCTAGACACTCACCCATCGCCGCAGCTGGGTTATTCGCATTGGGCTTGAAGTGCGCGCAGGTTGCGCATTTGACGCTGCCTATGGGGCGGAAGTGGGTCATGACTGTCTACGCCAAATGACAGACATCGCGGACAGAAGGGCCGTGATTCCGTCGCAAACAACCTCCGCGCCGCTTTGCGGCAATACGTTCCAGCCGAAATAAGCCGTTTCGATCAAGCCGAATGCAAAAGCCGCGAATGCTATGCGTAGATTCACTTCGCCACCTCAATCTCAATCCGCACCCCAAACGTCCCGCGCTGGCTCTTAGACATGGAAAGTCCCCTTTTCCCACCCAGGTATTAGGTAGCCATCGTAAAAGGTTCCGCGAATAATTACTTCATCATCAATATGAAATCGTCTGGCAGTCATGGCCTAGCCACCCGCCAGCAAATCAGAAGAAACGACGCCAAGTACATGCCGCACATGGCAAAGATGATGGCGAGAATAATCCTCATTTTTTCCCTTCCTTTGCGATATTCTGCCGAATCCGGCGTTTAATATCCCTCGCCATGCGATCCGCATTGCCCTGCATGGTCTGTGCTTCTTTGCGTGTCTTGCGCTCCACAATCACCATCTGAACCACTGTCAGTTCTTTGAACATGTCGTGGATTTGAGATTGCGTGAGTTTCATAGCTTGGCGATGGCGCGATTCACAAGATTGACCAACGTCTGACCCTTTGCGCGTTCACGATTGAGGATAGCCAAGCTTTCAGGGCTGATCCACACGTTGATAAAGTTCCACCCAGTCTCGCGACGTTTGGCGCGGCTTTTTAGCTGGGCTTTGGTGCGCTTGGGTAAAGACATCATTCGCTATATCCCCATTCTTTCATCAATTCAGCGGAACGTATTTCAAGCCAATTGACGATATGTGACCGCGTGTACTTTGTGCAGCATTCTTTTATCGCTTCGGTCATTGCATGAGCGTATGCCGCGTCATGGATCATGTCATCGACAGGGACGCCAAACGGATCAGGTCGTCGAATCTCTCCGGGAATCCATTGCATATCGGTTTTTAGAGTCATGCCAACACAACCCCGCGCTGCGCACGATGCGCGGCAAGCTTGGACTCAAGGTAGATTTGAAGCTCGTCGTCGGACATAACAAGCGTCTCCGTGATGGATTCCGGCTTGCCCGTATGCAGCAGGGATGCGCGCAAACGCTGCTCGACGGATTGGATCAGGTCTTGCCAGTAATGGTTGTCGTTCATTGCGATCTTCCCTTGGTTCAAGGTTAGACTGTACAACGATGACTTGTCTAACACAATGCGTATTACTTAACGATGGAGTTTAGATATTCTGGCCGGTAACAAGCCGTATAGCCTCGCCAATCGTTTTGATGACGTAGACATTCACCCCGACCTCGGCGAGCCGCTTGTGCGTCTGTACTTGGGCTGATGTGAGTTCCTGGTCTTTCTTGGGCTTGGCGGGATTCTTCAACTCGACTAACCAGTGTTTGTGCCTATAGGCGAAGATCGCGTCGGGCACCCCTCGGCCCGCGCCGGAAAGGTCAAGTATCTCCACGCCAATCTCTCTTAGCTGAGCAAATATGCTGGCTTGGTTCTCATCGACGCGGCGCTTGTGGTGGATCATGAGAGTTTCAACCTTCCGTTAGCGATTAGACGCCATAGCGTATCGAGCTGAGCATCACGCATCATGTTCCGGCGTTCGTCGCGGCTTAGCTTGTTGCCGTTGTCGATTTCATGATGTTCTTCATAGCAAATGGCTGCGGTCTTGTAGTACTCGACCTTTTTGCCCATCCCTTTACCTTCGTTGCCATGTGCGACCTGGATACCCCACTTTCCGCATAAGCTGCATGTCTCAAGCTCGGCGACGGCCTGATACCAACGTTTCTCGGCTGCGGTTGTCATGAAGTTTCACTAGACGCGTGGCGTTCATCACAACCCGCCAGCCATCCACGAGTCCATAGCTCGGCCTTGATGTCGCCAGGTAAGTACGGATTATCCCGCAGCTTGATCTTTGCCCGATACGCGTCATAGCCTCGGTTTTGGGCTTCGATGCGGTCGAATGCGGTGTCGTGGTTCATGATTTTGCACCTATCCATTCGGCAAAGCTGCAACCGGTATCTGCGTTAAGAAATTTCCGGTATCGGCGTTGTGATCTTGTGAGCTTTTTCTCTGGCGGCGGCGATGGGCTATTGATCGCCACGTAATCGACGCCGTATGCGCTCACCCAAAACAAATCATCG